CTTAAATTTGATTTAGGAGTCGAAAAATTTGATATGTTAGTTTTTGGTGATGACAATGTTGTTGCTCCAGATCGAGAACTGACGTGTGGTGATTTAGCTCCACACCTAGAGAGAAGATTTGGGATGAAGTATACACATTGTAGTAAATTGCCTGAAAATTTAGATAAGTTAGATTCAATAGAAGATATAACTTATTTAGGTCGCAGATTTCGTAAGGAAGGTTCTGTATATAGAGCTCCACTTAAGTTGGAAACTATATGCGAGTCTACTTACTATGTAGGAAAATCCTTGCCAGAAAACGAACTTCTGGTTCAGGTTTCACAAAGTTTCTTTATAGAAATGGCGCACCATCCTAAAAGTGTTTATGAACACTACTGTAGCAAGTTTTTGAAGACAGTCAAGGAAAGAGTGCCCGAGATTTATGCGGCCGTTTTAAGCAATTATAAGTCATGGGAATGGATGATGCATGAAACTTTTGTTTCTAATCGTCAATTCAAATCCTATATAGAATAGTGAACTGTCCTGGGAAGGCTAAATCTTTTGTAGCAATTTTTCCTGTAAATGAACAAGATTCAGCGCCAGCTCCATTGAGTGCAGGCAATGTTAGTGAGAGAGCTAGGCAAATCGCTGAATTAACTCCGGCACAACATGTACAGTTAGGTACATACGACGACGTGGAGGAGGTATCTGAGTCAGCTGTTAATGACACAGTGTATCAGACTCCACACCAATCTTTTAACATGGAACCATTTGTTATGTCAAATGTTCTTAATCGTGAATACCAAGAAACTGTGTCTTGGGGAGTAGTTAACAACAAAAACTCAATATTGTGGGATGCTCAATTCCCCGCAAAGTTAACTGCTCAAACCTTTATTAATGATAAGCTTCTTGGTTTTAGATATTTTAGAGCTGGCTTGAGATTAACGTTTCGAGTTACAGCAAACAAATATCTATATGGACGCGTAATGGTATTTGCTAATCCATGTTCGGATATAGATACAGTTCTAGCTCCGACCTCTGTTGAGAAAGCAAGTGTATACCCACACGTGTTAGTTTCGGCTTCTGCGTCAGAAGCGGTCATTTTTGACTTGCCATTTATCTGTCCAGAAAGAGCTATTTTAGCTATTGGTGCACCTACTGATTGCATGTGGAACGTTAAGATTATGGTTTTAAACCCATTGTTCAGCACGGCGTCAACTATTGATGATGCTGATATCGTCGTCACATACCAATTCGTTGATGCTGAGTGTTTTATTCCACAATCAGAACTTACCGAAGTTCATGACAAATCCGAACACCAATCAATTGCGAATGAGTATATATCCAGAGGGTTTAAAACTTCATCGTTGACTGGCGCCAAAAAAGTAGCAAGAGGAGCTTATTCTGTATTGAAACATAGTTTGACTTCTACTGCATCCCACATTGCGGCAAACGCCATAACTTCGATGGTTGGATTAGATAAACCTACTTCTTTGAACAGAACAAGTATTGTTAAAATTAATAATTTTCACGATACTGCTTCTGGAAAAGGAATTGACGGTGTTGTCAAATTATCCATGGATCCGGAAAACGGTATTAGTACAATGCCAAACGTTGGTGGAGTTAATGCTGATGAGATGATGCTCGGCTATATTATGGGAACACCTACGTTGAACAACATAGTTACTTTAAACGCTTCTAGTACGGATACAGAATGTTGTGAAATATATCCAGATGATACGAAAGTTTCAAATAGTTATTGTGATGCCATAGGGCAGTGTTTTAGATACTGGCATGGAAGTTATAAAATTAAAA